TCATACCGCATCCCCCACCTTTATGAGGTCAGAAATGGCGGCCGTATCGTCGACCGAAAAATGGAGATAGGTGCGCTCGGCTTCTTCAAGTGACAGCCCGGCAAAGTGACAAATCAGCGCCGGATTGGTTGCCGTCTTAAACGCCCGCGTCAAAAAAGTGTGGCGTAGATCATGAAAACGCCCGGAAACCTTAACGCTGTCTTTAATATTTTTCCAAGCGGTTTTATTGCCGCCCTTTCCAACGCTCTGGCCGGGGTCGTGAGGGCTCGGAAACACCCAAGGGCTCTTGGAATTGGCTTGTCTCATTTTGAGCTGATCTAGGGCCAGCTGTGAGGCTTTAAATGAACGAGCCTTTCGGATCTTGGTCTTTTCGGCCGGTAAATGAAGGATTCCGGTTTTGAAGTTAATCTGAGTCCATTCAAGCGACAGGATTTCACCTACCCGCATGCCCATAGTTAAGGCCATTAGGATTTGAAGTTTGAGATCGGCATTGGCTTTAGAAAGAAGTTTGTCTATTTCTTCATCGGTGAAAATCTTGCCGGCATGGATCTCGGGGTCAACGTCCGGAAGCCTCGGGAGCTTATCGATCAATCCTTCACGATGGCACCAATGCAAAAACATGCTGAGATATTTGCGGTCGTTGAAAAACTTGCGATCTTTATATTTCTCAACGGAACGCTTTTGGTTTACGTATCTGAGCCATTCAGATTCGGTGACCTCATCGAGAAGAAGCCCTGCGAAATATTCTTTTAAATGTTTTTCCCATTGATTTTTGATGGAAGCCACAGTAGCAGAGGCTTTGCCAGACTTTAGATCGATCCATTCTTCGAAAGTTTCGCCCACGAGTTTTGCGCCGGCAAAGCGCGGACGCATGCCAAGGTATTTTGCAATAAACTTGTCGCGGGCAATTCTGGCGTCGGTGAGGTTTTCAGTATCAAGGCTTTCTTGCAAAGCAGGGCGGCCGCTTTTTCTAAAGCGTATCCAATAGACATTCCCTCTGCGATAGAGGTGATGGTTCGCGTCCCCCTTGACGCGAACGAAAACGACGCTCATGCAGTCTTAACTTTCCTTTTCATCCAAGCCTGGACATCCTTTGGATCGAACATGATTTCACGCACTGGCTTATAGGCGCGCAAAGTCTTTCGCTTGATCTCCTCATAAATGTAGCGCTCGCTGCAACCGGCATATTCGCAAAGCTCTTTAATCGACATGAATTCAATCAGGCCGTGCTTCCTGGCAATTTCCTTGGCCTCGGTCATTTTTGTCCCCCTTATCGCTAATCCGTAAAATCACCGGGTCCCAAGGTCCCGGGTAGTCATGTTTCATCCAAAGATCGAGCGCCTCATAGATGCTGTAATTAATCACGTAAGATAATCGCAAACCGGCTCGGTATTCATTGCGGTTCTGTAAAACTCCCCAAACCGGATCAAAAGCCTGATCGCCGATTTCAAGCCAGGCATGGGCAATTGTTAGGCCATCCTCGCCTGGAGCGTTTGAAATGCCGATGCCATGGCAAAGAAATAGATTTGAGGGAGGCTTTTCGTTAAGCGCTAAGGACATTAGAAAAAAGCCAGCGTTATCGAAACATTTTCCGATCGGCATAATTGGTTCTTGGCCCATGATTTCGATGGCGCGCTGAATGTTCAAGCCGCACCTTCCGGCCCGTCAATGGCATAATCCCGAGCCAAATCCATCGGATCGCGCTCCAAAGCCCGCTCTTTATCATCGCAAAAATATTCCCGAAGCTTTTCAAGAAATTTCTCATCGGATCTCACAGCACGGGTATTATCCACAAATGAGTTAAATCCCTCATCCCAAACGAGAGCAATCAAAAACTCGCCGTGATCATTGACGTAAAATCGATAATGGTCGCCCTGGCCGAATCGCCTTTTTTCATCGGCACAAACTAAATTTGCCATAGCCGTTATCCTCGCCTGCATAACCCCTCAAAAATTCCCGAACGGCCCAAGCTGAAAGATCAAGATGCGGCCGCCGGGATTAAAATTATCCAAATAGCTCCGTCTTTTTTACTTTCCCAGATTTGATATCTTTAAAAGCGTCCCGCAAATCCTTCACGCGCTCTTTGGGAATCTGTGTAAAAGTATCGGCATCACAGAAATTAAGAATTTGTTGCTTTGTGATGCCGATCCCTGCAAACGCATTGATCAAATCGAAATATTTTTCCTCGCCTGAAGAAACATTGTCTGGCGGTTCAGGCTTTGCTTCACGCGACTTCTCGGATTCGACCGGTATCGATTCGATTTCACTCTCATCAAGCATGCCAAGGCCGCAAATTGAAAGCGTAACACGCCGTTTGGCTTTCGTTTCTGCTTTCATCATGGCATTGGCCTTATCTAGACCCCTCAGATTATCAATCTGGACCGCTCCAGTTGACTCGTCTTCCTTGCCGTTTTTGTCTTTGGCTCTCGCAGAAACAACGTAAATGCCGTCGATTACTTCTTTGGAAGTAAGAGCAATAGAAACGCCATGAATCTTTCGAAGCTGCTCAGTGCAATCTTTACGCGCATACATGACTTCTTTGCCCTGAAACTTGATAAAATCAAACGGCCTAGTCAAAGGATTAAGGCCAAGCGAACTGCAAACCATATTCATGTAATTTAACTTTTCATCGCTGGTTAGCTTCGATAAATCACCGTGCATGATAACGAGTTCAGTTTTATTTTCGAGAAGTGCGACGTTACTCATTGTGCCACCTCAAAAGCGAAATCCGCTTCTTCATTGATTCGAGTCATCCATTTCGGCAGATTCAATTCCTGCACAGATTCAGGATATCCAGGGAAATAATTTTCCCTTATTGCGACCGAAATGCGATTGAGCACTTCATCGACTTTCATCGCGGCATTGGCGAGCATAGCCTTTGACGCTTGGAAAATGGCGACCTCATAGGGCGCAGTCTTTTCTTGTCCAACAAAGAAAAAACCCTCAACTGGCTTTTTCAATTCCTGACTCAAAACCATTGAATAAAAAGCTGCTGAAATGTCATAGCCAAACATGCCGCATTGGCGCGAAAAGTCGCCCGCACTTGCGTTGCGAGTGGTCTTGAAGTCCCAAATGTAAAGTTTGCCGTTATCCTCGAAATAGCCATCAGGTCGGGCTTTTAACTCAAGGCCGGTCTCGTGGTGAATCGTGAAAACGGACTGCTCAATCTTAGATACCGAAACGAATTTATGTGCGGTTTTATGCGCGCAAAACTTCTCGAACATGGCATAAACCAAATTAGCGTCATCGGCGCTAAGAATGATTTTTCCTTCGTTTTCTTTTTGAAAAGACTCAAAGCCAGCCTTGCCGTCCTTCGTTCGCTTATCAAACTTAGGGCCAGCGACAAAACGAGACGTGTCTTGCTCCAAGATCGCCGCATGAACACAAGTCCCAAGATCAAACGCAGCACTTTCGCGGACCAATATTTTGTCGATCACGGCAGCCTTAAAATGGGCCATGGTAGGATATTTTAGGTCACTTGAACGAATTCCGGTTGCAGCGGAGTATTCCGCTTCGGTAAGTTGCTTGATCATGGCTTACGCTCCCATTCGTCTGAATAATTTGAACATTGTGTTGGATCGATGCCTCGATGCGGATTGCATTGATTTTCGATGAATTCCTTAGAGAAATGATCGCTTAGCTTCGTTTTACCTCGAATGACCGATAACGGAATGCCAGCGGCTTGAGCCTCTCGCTCGGTCCAAAGGTTTAATGCTTTTACGCCAAGACTTTGATCAATCTGGTTATCAATGCAGTATTGGAGCATGCAATCGCCCATACCCACTTCGCCGTCTTCAAGATCGCCCGCACCCTTGATCATTTCATTGAGAAATTGATTCTCGATGAGGTCTTGCATCCAAGCAGAATCAGCCCGCATGGGAGAGCAGCGAAGCTCGCCACCATCTTGGTTAATAATTGAAACGCTGGCATTGTCGAAAAGCTCGTCAAGCGTATTGCCCTGGGTGACAATCAGGTCGTAGCAGGCCCACATTCCCGAGCCGGAATCATATTCCCGGCCATCGCAGCTGATTTCGAAATAGAACTTCGGTTTTTGACTCATTCAAACTCCTCGCCATTCAGGCAAAGTGAAGCCTTTTCATCCCGATCCCGGAATGATTGAAATCCAATGCACAACTGTTAAGCATTGCCCAGCTAAGAAGCCCTATCTCTCCGCTGCAACGGAATAAATAGGGACTCTCGCGGGATCTTGGTGAGGCGACTCAGAGTCATCTGGTCATCAGAATCGAGACCAAAAGAATATCTACCGCCCGCAATTTTCTCTCCCTTAGAACTGGAGCAATTGAGGGCTTCCATTATTTCAAAAACCGCACGGTTACCGCGCGACTGACTCCACTTTTTTATTCTCTCACCGTTAATTACTGCTCTTGCCATAAAAAGGAGTATTACGCACTTCACTGCGTATCGCAAGACAATTATAGTACTATGAAAAATTTAACGCTTCATAATGCGTGCCTGATGAATGGGAAAGATTTTGGTAAAAGAATACAGGCACTTAGAAAAAAATCAGGACTCTCACAAGAGCTCCTGGCCGAGCGCGCTGAAATTGCTCACCGGGCATTGCAAACAATTGAATCAGGGACAAGGAAACCCGACCCTCGAAACTATAAGTGCGCTTGCAAATGCTCTTAATATGGGCGCCGCTGATCTTTTTGCCGATGAGCTGGCTTATCAGGGAGAACTATTTCTCGAAGTCGTCCGGCTTCTTACTTCCATGGATAAGGACCAACTTAGCGCGGTCCTTTTTGTCGCTCGAGGTGCTGGGAGTAGTCCCATCAATAAGACGAGAGCAAAATGAGCATTTTCTGCGTTTGATTCTCTGAATTTCCGCAATCAGTTCAAAAATAATGGCTTCAATTGACCTCACCTGAGCCCTCTATATTTATTCTGCCGATCCGAATCTTAAGATTGGATTAAAAATCTAGCAGTCCATGGTTTGGACATAGTTCGGGCGCGAAACTGGTTTCAGAGGTTTTAAAATGAAAAAAATCGCACTTATAATTTTATTTTTCGCCATAATCCCAAGTCTGTCTTTCGCCGATGAATCGAAGCTCACGGAGCCCCAAACGCCAAAGGACGATCTCAAAAAACGCATCGAAGAAAAAGAAAAGCTGCGCGCCGAAAAAATGGATGAAATTCCGGTTACAAAAATTCAATCTCCGCCGCCGGAAAAAGAACCTAATCCCATTTCGTTTTTCATGTTTTACAATTTCGCGACCTGGATGAACTTATCGAATTTGAATGCCTATTTAAACGGAGACCTTATAACTGGGACCGGTCAAAATGGAACGACGGGAAGTTATGGCATCGGCTTTCAAAAAGATTTTGAACATTTGAATTTCGGCATACAATACGACACTGGTCGCAGTACTAATTCATCGTCGGTCACTTTGAATGGCGTTACGTCGACGCAATCGGGATTAAACTCAGCGATGAGTTCATTCGTTGTTCCTTATTTCAACGGCAGATTTGATTTTGGCAAAATCTCGATTTTCGCTGGCTTTAATTACAACTTACCCCAAGTCAGTAATCCCGTTGGCTCAATGATCGGCGGCTTGGGCGAGCAGGCTGGAATTACTTTGAATTTAACCGAGAAAATCGCTGTCGACGGCCTTTATCAGGTTATGAACGGGACCGGAGCTAACAACTACAATGGCATCGCCGAGAATTACAATTGGAGCATTGCCGGCGCCATGGTCAAATTGCGCGTCGGGTTTTAATTCCCCACTCTGGCCCATGAGAAGTTGTTAAGACCAGCGCCAGTTGATGCGGTGGTAGATCCGGCTGTGGTTTGATAAGTTTTTACCGTAATCGTATCGCCGGTCAAACATGGATACTCCGTCGAGGCAGTTGTTGCGTAGGATGCGCTCGCGCTTCCATTTCCATAAACATATCCCTCGGCAATTTGCGTCCCATTTCTATAAATGGTAACGAGATAAACTTGCGCTGTCGTCATCGTGAGCGTCGTTGTGGAAAGTGTCGCGCTAAAAGAATACATCCCGCTTACCGGAATCGTCAGCGTCCCCGAGCTATAAGCGCTGTGGGTATCCCTTACTTTGGTCGCATAAGTGTAGGTTGCAGCGCTAGTGCCAATAGCAGCGCCAGAAGTATCCGTGTAAAGACCATTCACACTTTCAGTGGCAGCAATTACTGATGGGCCTGAGAGGCGGTTTATACTAAGATTTGATGAGTTAAAAACTACGTTTGTCGTTTGCTGAGAAGAAATCTTAAACTGAAGCGTGTCGCCCGCATTTAACTGAACGCCGCCCGCCAAAGTAACGGGAAGTTGGTATCCATTTGCCCCTGCAACAAAAAAAGTAGTATTTTGTGATCCTACAAGAGTGCTTCCGTTTTTATAAGCAGACAGAGTGACGTTGTTCCCAGCTGTTACCGCGCCAGTCTGATCGAATGACACTGTTCCTGAAAATGGATAGTATCCCGTTACTGGGGCTGTAAAAACACCATTCGAAACTGATGCCGTATTGTCGACAAGAGTTGCAATGGTGACAGTTTGCGCTGTCGAAGAAATGCTATTCGAAGGAACGCCTGAAGCAAAATAAGTGATAACCCTCGTATCCGTATCACTCGACATACTGGTGTTGCTGCTCCAGTCCACGATGGGGACTTTAAAATACACATAAGTAGCAGCAGAGCCGGCGAAAATATTGCCATTGTTTGGAGTTGTTTGATTAGTGGTGCTCGTCTGTGAGCTAAACTGAACGTATGACTGGTTAGATGGTGGAGCGAGTACGGCCCAGGCAAATTGAGTAGCAGAGTTAAAATTGTTTGCAGCCTGGCCGATCAGAGTATTTGGGCCAACCTTGCTCGTGTCTACGACAACATCGCCGTTTACTCCGTTAAATCCCAAAGTCATCTGAGCCGTAACTCCGGTCGTAGTTCCGTTGGTCCAGCCGCCTTGAACCTCTAAGCTATCGCCATTACGTCTAGAATAAACCGTAACCCCAGATGCAACTCCGAAACCCGTAAGGGTCGGAGTATATGCAACCCAATCCGTCATCGCCGGACCAAACGGCGCCGTCTGCGGACCTACCGAAATATCATCGAAATAAAGCGTCGTGGCACCAGCTGTCGCATTGGCATTGTAAATTATAAAAACGAGCTGCTGAGTATTTGAATTAGTTTGAAACGTCCCGGTGGCATACCCGGTACCCGAACTTTGAGTCATAGAAAAAGCGCCGGCGGGATAAATCCATGAGCTATTTGTTGCATCCCAGGCGGCAATTCCAAAACTATTCGATGAGGTCCCGCTAAAGTTATCATTCGAGGCGCCGCTTGCGACCTGATAATAAACTTTAAACGTTAAAACCTTGGCTTGGTCCTCGGTGTCGATATTGAATGTGCCCGAAGCCAGCATGTTTCCTTGCGTGGTCGCAGCACTTGAAGCGTAAGACAGCGAATACGAGCCTTGAATTTGCGATCCACTTCGGACGGTTCCAATCGAAAGATTGCCGCTTGCGCCCGATGCAAAAAGCGGAGTGCCTGTCGGAAGCCCATTGGAGGCAACTTGAAGTGTGCCCAGTGTCCAGCCTGCCGTGCTTCCAAGTTCAAAGTTTCCGTTTCCAATGTTGGCAGTGCCGCCCGAGGTGCTTGCGGTGTAAGCGCTGAGATAGTTTTTTGATCCGCCGCCGGCGACTGATTGCCAGGTCGGGATTGAAGTCGTGCCATTACTTGTTAAGACCTGGCTCGGGTTTCCGTAAGCTGTCCATTGTGGTCCGACGCCGCTTGTGAGTCCGCCGCCAGTTAAAACCGTGCCAATCGTCCCGGTCGGAGTGGTTTGCCATGCGCCGACGAAGTTATTGAGCCAAACGACGCCGTTATTGTTTCCAGAAGTGATGCCAGTGCCACCATTAGCGATCTGCAAAGTTCCAGCAAGCGGAGTCACCTGAAGATTGACTGTCCCCCAGCTTGGAGCAGAAGCACCATTAGAAATAAGAAGTGTATTGGCAACTCCGGATGCAAGCGAAGTGGGAGTAGCACCCGCTCCGCCGCCAAGGATTGGTTGATTTGCAGTCAGGACTCCAGATGAAGCGATTGTGGTCGAGCCCGTAAAAGCTAGAATGCCGCCCGAAGTTCCTGAAGCTATCCCGGTCCCGCCGTATGCGACGCCAACGGTTCCAACTGTAACATTTGACCCATTGAGTGCGGGCAAATCAGAAGAAAGAAGCGCTCGAAAAGCCGGAGCCGCTGGACTCCCCGAGCTCGGTCCCGATAAAAAATAATGAGCAGTCGCCAAGGTCGAGCCCGTGCCTCCAAGGGTCGTCGGCAATGCCGCCGTTGATTGCAACTGACTATAGGAATCCAAATAAGGAACTGTGTTCGGGCTTAAATAATTTGGCTGTAAAACGCCGGTGCCGTTAGGAGCGATGACGAGATTGCCATTTGTATTTGTTGTTGAAAGCGTATTACTCGAAAGGCTGATGTTGCCGATATTCATCGACGGGATGTAGCCCTGACCAAATGCGTTTGAGCCAACAAGCCAAAAAATTAAAATTAGAAATCTGATCAAATTCATAGCTCCCCCTTAAGGGATAAATTGATGCTGCATAATAATAAAACCACTGCCAGGACCGCTCGAAAGTGCTGCCTGTAATTGCAAAACAGTTCCGGTTTGCGTGATTGAAAAAGTAACGCCGCCAATCGAGCCGTCACCGATGAATTCGCCAATTACAACGCGTCCAGTGCCGTTCACGTTTTGCAGATAAAGCCTTCCCGTTTCAACGGTGGCCGTGCCTCGAATGATATGGACGTCATAAATGGCGCCTGCATACAAAGAAATATCGCAAGTTTCGCCGGTGAGATTTGTGGCCGACTGCCCATCAGTTACAGCATGAGTGGTCCAGGCACCGGTCCCGCCGCCAGTTCCGCCGCTTGCCGAGACCTGATCAACGGTCCAAATCACATCACCTAACGAGTCCTCAAGAACGAATTTGTAATTGGTCGCTGAGGCCAACCAAACCTCAGCTGAAGCATTGCTATCTAAAACGACGGGATTTGTGTTCGGAGTTGCACCCGTTGAGTCAGTGTAGGTCGCAGCAGGGGTTGTTGTGCCCGCGAGATAGCTAAAAAGTTGACCGCCAATAAGCGGAGCGCCGTTATAATAAAACTGCTGCCTTAAGAATGGGGCCAGTTGGTAGCTCATACGTTAGGTAACCCCGTCGAGTAAAATAGCCCGTTGGCTGTTAGGGTCGTGAGGCTCGTTCGATAAATATTTAGATAGGCCGCTGTCCCATTGCATGTTGCCAAATATTGGCCGTCTTGAGACCAAGACACGCCGGTCGTTGCACCGGGCGGAAGGACCGAGGGAGCAGTTTGATAGGTCAATGAATTACTTCCCGGCGTGCCGGTCGAAAAGATCGAAATATAAGGCGATGTTGAATGACCTACCGCTAAATAATCACTTCTTGGCGAAAAGGTGACGCAGTTTCCAGTCCCGGCTGGAGTTATCGCAGGATTTGCAAGCTTTGTAAATGTAGGAGGTGCGCCGGCGATAACCTGATAAACAGTTACATAGGGCGAATTTGAATGAGAAACGGCGAGCATATTGCCATCCGGCGAAAAGGCGCAGCCCGTGGCGCTTCCTGCTGGAACGGAGCTTGGAGTTGTGATCGCCGTAAATCCCATTAAAGAACCAGAACCGCTGACCGAATAGAGAAAAATATAAGGCGATACACTTCCAACGACGGCAAGCATTGTTCCATCTGCCGAAAAGGCGCAGCCAAGACAGGCTCCCGTCGGCACCGTGCTCGGAGAAGTAAATGACGTGAGCCCGATGCCGATTCGACTCATGGGTTTAATGTAAGGACTTGTTCCCGTGACAAGAACTAAAACAGATCCATCGGGCGACCAGGCTAGGCCATTTGCAGTGACGCTTGGAGCGCTGCCCGGAACTTGGTTGTTAGATAAAAATCCGCCGGATCGCTGCCAAAGTTGGACACTGACTGAGCCTCCGCCTGGATTAGACGAAAGGGCAACGAGTTGACCATTCGGGCTTACCGCGACTCCGGTTCCACCTCCGATGGCTGAAACAGAAGGATAACTTGCCTCATAAAAGCTTGCTGCTCCCCTTTCAAAAAAATCAACGCCGTCCGAGACAATGCCGGTTGCACATGAAACTGCTAAAAATCTGCCGTCGGGAGAAAAGGCGCAGCCCGTACTTCCAAGGAGCTCAGTATAAGCCGGCGCAATCAAAGTTGGCGACGACCAGGCGTAGTTCGGAATAATTTCACCCGACGTTACTCTGGTAAAAGACTGAATCGTGGCAAGCTTGGCATTGGTCACTTGCCCATTGGCAATCAAAGCCGTCGTGATCGCATTAGCCTGAATCAAAGACGTGGTGATCGCACCACTTGCAATATTACTCGTGCCTACTGCGCCAGAAGCAATCATGGAGCTCGTGACATAAGCCGGCGGCAAATATGAAACCTGATCAACGGTATCAATGACGTTACTCGATGAATCAGTCAGCACAAATTTATAGGCCAAAGAGCTCAGCCAAACCGTACAGCGCCCATAAGCATCAAGCACAACTGGATTTGTGTTCGGCGTGGCGCCGGTGGAATCAGTGTAAGTCGCTTGCGGAGTCGTGGTGCCAGCCGCATAGGTATTTAATAATCCGCCAGAAAGTGGTGCGCCCGTCGTGGGATTAAAAAACTGCAAATATGGGCTTGGCATCAGTTGATACTGAGACATTTATTCGCTGCCTTTGCTTGCGCGGTTTTTAAGTTGGTTCATGAGTTTATCCATCGCTTTACTTCCAGGCTTTAAATCCGAAGCGCGAATCAGCATGTCTTTTGTCTTGGGATCTTTCATCATGTCGGCTTTGGATTTTGTCAGCATGTCGGCGGTGTCTTTGTCCTCATCCGCATGCTCAATAAGATTATCGTGCCCATCGCTTGCCCATTTGTCCGGGCCTTTGGTTGGGGCCGCAAGCTTTGGGCTTGTCGCCGGCATGGCATTGTCTTGCTTGGACATGTCGCTAAGTTTTGAGCCACCCCAGTTTTGTGCCGCTTTTGAAATCATAGACATTACTCCTGGGTTGGAAAGGGCTTCTTTGGTAATAAGACCTGAATCAATTGCGACTTTTAGAGCCGCCGGCGACGAAAATAATCCGCCAATGACAGCGCCTTTTTGGCCGTCTATTAAATATCCAAGACCTGCACCCGCTATCGCATGTCCGACAACTTTGCCGGTCGTTCCTTGGGCCATAAGCTTTGGCGATCCGAAAGTTCGCATAGCCGCAAGTTTATCGGCTTCGCCGGCAACATCGGTCCCGGTAAATTTCCCCAACCGCTCTAAGGCATCGGCATTTCTTGGATTGCCACCGCTTCCGGCTCCGAGTAATGGCGCCTCGGATTTATCATTTCGAAGCATGTTGGAATTCATGCTTTCTTCAATATCGTGAAGCTCAGACAATTGGTTATTGGCCGAAGCAACTGCAGGCTCAGCTTCATTGACCAAAGACCTTGCGGTGGCGGCTCCTGATTTAGCGACTTTCGCAGACTCGCTTCCGAGTGAAAACACTTGACCTGTTTTTTGATAAGCGCTGTCGGCTTTGCTTTGCAGGAATTGTTTTACCTGATGAGCTTCGTCGGCGCTGATATTTCCGTCTTTTGCAAGCGATGCAACCTTACTTTGCAATTCGCTGATCTGATCAATTTGCTCAGGATAAAGCTTGGGATTAATTCCTGCTTTTCCTTTTTCGAGCGAATCAATAATTGGTTGCACCGGGATTTGCTTATCGCTTCCTTTGAGGGCTGAGGAAATTTGGGTGTTTAATTGGTCTTTTGTCGCTTGAATGTCGCTGTTAATTTTTTCTCGGACGGCTTTTGAAGCCTCATAGGTGTCGCTATCAGAAGCTTTGGCCATGTCTTTTACGGCGTCAGCATTTTTGGCATAGGTCTCGATTTCTTTTTGTGGCACGCCCGAAAGCAATTCGCCGACTTTACCGGCGGCGTTTCTAATTCCTGACATGGTTTTTTGAACCACCGGCAATTGCGCAGCCGCACCAAGCGCCTTTCCGGCTAATTGACCGCCGGCTTCGCCGCCGGCGCCTCGAATTCCCTCTAATGCCGGGCCAGCATAAAGGTCAGATCTGCTGACATTATCACCCAAAAGTCCCTCGCCCAGATTTTCGGCAGACTTTCCTAGGGCCGCTCCTGCTCCGGCTCCTGCTACAGCGCCCACTGGGCCGCCGCCCAGACCAAGCGCTCCGCCTACAAGCATCCCCGCAGTTGGAAGGGTTTTAAGCGCGCCGCGAGCATAGCCGCCGGCAGTACCGCCAGGTAATGGAATATCTTGCCAGCTTGATTCCTTTTTAAGAGTCGCGCCCACGGCTTTTAGCTCGTCCGGTGTCGGCGGCGAAGCATCCCATCTCGATCCAGAAATCGATTTGAGCTCGTCAGCAGTAGGAGGAGAATCATTCCAAGCCATTATTGGCCGCCCCTTTTCATTTTAAGCGCTTGCGCCTGCTGAGGAGTTATTCCATGAGTCGAGGCGTAATCTATGACGTCTTGGCTAAATTGGGATGCGGGACCTGACTTTTTGTATTGTCCTTTAGGCCCGATCATCGACGGATCGACGCCGGCGGCTTCAAGCATGGAATTGTAAACCGTCGGTTGAGATTTTGCTAATCGCTGAAACCTTGGCAATCCTTCGACCTGATATTGTCTTTTTTGATCGTTGGCGACCTGCTTTTCGCGCTCGATAGTCTCGGCAAGTCGATCCGTAAACGCACTTTGATTCGCGCCTTGTGGGAGATTGCTAAGATATTCTTTAAGCGATTGCACTTTTCCGGCAGCGGTATGCGGGAGGAGCGCCTCGACGCGAGCCGAAGCTTGAGAGCCGCCGCCAAGTAGATTCGAGGCACTTTGCGCGAGCTCCTCCATTTGACGAGAATCAAGACCGCCTTCCTGATTTTTTCCTTGAGCAATGAGTTGTTCGGCCCTTTCAGCAGCATTGAGTTTTCCTTGCACAATCCCGGCTTGACCTGATCTTGCGGTCCAGCCTTTTTGCAAATGGTCCTGCAAGTCCTTCACATCTTTTTGGTCATTTTCGAAATTAAATTTCTGGCGCTGAAGAGCTAAGTCCTGCGACTTTAAATTGAACTCCTTATTCTTATTTGCCTGCTCCATTTGCTGAGCAGCGGTCAATGTATGGTATTGCATGCTTTTGACAAAATCATCGCCGGGATATTGTGGCGACAACGTGTCCGCGTTTGGGAGTTTATAGGCGGAAGCCGTTTGAATCATTTTAGTCCATTGGGCCTGCTTTACCTCTGGCGGCGCCGAGACATCTATCCCCCACGCCAATTGTTTTCCAAGCTCGGCCTGCTTTGTTAAAAGACCCATCCGAGCTTCTTGGGATTGAATATCATTGGTTGCAAATTGTTGTTGAAGGGCGACTGCTTTTGTCGGAGCGGTCTTTGCAAGGTCTGAAAGTGCCCCTTGCCGGTTTAGCGTCGTAGATCCATCGGGATTAGTGATAATATTATCCGCGAAAGCTTTTCTTGTCGCCTGGTCGTCGGAGAGGCTTTGTTGTTCTTGGGTGTTTTTCATCGAAAGACTGCTCAAGGTCATAGCCTTAGTTGCCATATCTAAGGGATTAGCAAATTGTGGCGATTGACCTTGAAGCGCAATATTTGGATCTATTGGCATGACTTCTCCCTAATTAAAATGAATACCCACCGCCGCCGCTTAATAACGGCTGTCCCGTCACATCAACATCGGTCATCGACCCGGGAGAAGCGCTTGTTGGCGGCATCGGCTGCTGTGGTCCATATTTATTTAATAACTGTGACGTCATCCATGAGTTCATTCCTGTGCCGATTCCATTTTGGATTGCATTTGCGCCGCCGATAACACCCGAAGCTTGGGCGTTTCCAGCTTGAGTCATTAAATTTCCGGCGTTAGAGGCATAAGATCCGGCTGCCGCGTTGGTATTAGCCGTTGCCGACTGCCCGATTCCTGCAACTCCCGCGAGCCGATTATAGGCATTCTGATTTTGCGTTTGATAATTGTTGAACGCCTGCTGATAGTTTTGATTTGCAAGTCCCGTCGTATAAGAAGCTAGCGCCTGTTGCGCTCCTCCCGAACTTCCGAGTCCTCCTGCGGCCTGAGATCTTGCTAATGCCTGCTGACCTTGCTGAAGCGCAAAGGTGTAGCCTGGACTATTTTGAAACTGCGACATCGTGAAGGGTTGATTCCAGGCGGCCATATTGCTTTGAATCTGTCCAAGCGCATTGACGCCGGCAGCCTGATAAGGAGCATTGTTGGCCTGCTGAGTGGCAAACTCGGAACCCTGCAGATTGGTCGCATTATTTGCGGCATTTGCCTGAATGTTCGCCGCATTTTGAGCAGCTGCGTATCCAATTCCGGCTGCGGCTACCGCGCCGACTGCAACGATCACTCCGGACATAATCCCTCCATTGTCACTAAGGTCAAAAAATCGCTGTTATTTGTTGAATCAAGCTCGTCGTAATCTTTCGCGTAGAGCTCTTCTTCGAGGCGGTCCAAGTCCCGCTCGTTGGTCGCGTGTATGTTTGTCCAAACGGTATCCTCATGAGCAAAGCCGACGCGCTTAATCCCGACAGCAGAGATTGAAGTAAAGGGCGGCTTAATTCTTTTTGCGCCGTTTTCAGTTAAAATTGTGATGTGCCCGGAATTGCAAATGGTAATGTCTGAATGGCGATGTATTTTTCCAATTAAAACAGTCCCTTTCGGGATAAATATTTCGCGGGCATAAAGGCCCTTAGAAAATCTGTGGGTTGTTTTTAGCTGCAAATGCAAATTAGATAGAGCGGTAATCGCTTTTTCAAATCGCTCGATCTTTTCTCGAATTAAAAACGGATCAGGAAAAACTACTTCCTCAAGGTGCATTGGCAGAAGTTCATTGAAAATTCCTAAATCACTCACGTCGTCACCTGCCCGTTCATCGTGACGGCAATTTTGCCGGCAGCACTTGATAAAATGTAAATCGTATCGCCTGCGTTTAAGAGTCGGTTCACAAGCGGCGCTAAACTTGTCCCTGAGGCTGGCGGAGTTGTTGGATTAATCGAAGTCGCATTCACAATAAGTGTGGAGTTATCCATGACCTTCCCGCTTGGAACGACATAGACAGTTAAAGTGTGAGCCGAGCTATCGGTATTATTGGCGCTAAAACTTGTGATCAAAGTACTTGAAGCCGCAGTAAAAAGCGGCGCCGCTGAAGTTCCAGCAAAAAGCGTCTGCGCCTGGGCCTGTAGCGAGCTCACAAGATTTGTCACACTTTGATGCCATCTTTGCCAAGCCGGAGTGATCAGTCCATTTTGGTCTAAGACCTGGGATTTGAGCGGAAAGGGCTGCAGCAACGTTGCGTTTCTTTTTATTGAAGCCGTCATCAGTTCATCCCTTTCTCGACATCTAGGTCGGCGCCGATAAGAGTGACTCGAACGGGATCAGTGATTACAACTTTAAAAACCCGGTCGCGAGATTGGCCGAGCCTTCGCCATAAAGCTCGCCATTTGGTTTGGCCAATTTTTCCCATCGATGCCCATTTTTCATTGGACCAAGTATGACCGCCGTCATCACTAAAAGTTAAGACGACCTGTGGGTTGGTTCCTTGTTGAATGCCATCAAGACCAACGCCAGATTCGATATCAAGCTGAAAACTATTATAAAAAATTCGGCTAAGATCCGAAGTAATGTGCGGCGCCGATCTCACCCGAGAAATCGGATTGGAATTGTCGCTATTAACCGCCAGATTTTGCTGATACAGATTTCCGTTAGCATAATCACCCACGACGTGAACGCCATAGGCAAAGGAATGATTGTCCGCCCGGTGACGCTGTAAAAGGCCGTTATTATTGTAAGCCCGCTCGTGCCAAAGATTCGTCGTGGAATCAAAAACCCAAGTGGTCGTGAGATTTCCGTTAAAATCATAGGTCGGAAAATTCAAAACATAAAACGAGTGCCCGTCTTCTTGATAGGTGTAAGATGTCGCAAGCCCAATCGTATTCGGATTATAGGATTGCAAAGCCTGCTCTACAGCATGAGTTGAGATTCTGACTGGCTGATACCCTTGCGCCATGTAAACAACGCCCTGACCGCGACTATCTCTGCCCAGCCAGATAATGGTATTATTCATTTTTTGAATCGAATAAGGCGCAGCACAGCCAACCTCTGAAAATCCGCCCTGAATGGGCTGCCAAGGATTTGCTCCACCTAAACTAGCGTTTCCGCCCTGGTCATACCAAACTTCAATTGAATTACTGCCAAAAAGCCAAAGGTTTCTATGATCACTCACAATGCCAACAATCGGCTCAGGATAAGTTTCTTTGGTCGCGTAGTTTAGGCCATTAAATGAAACCGTGGGAAATCCACCGGCGTAAGGGTTGGTAAAATAAAACTGATTTGATCCCGGCGCATTAAAAATCATGTAAGTGTCTTGCGTGATCACCATGTTGGCGCCGTTAAAATTCGGATCAGTGATTTGCGCGAACGCTCCGCCGTTGAAATTATAAAGATAACCATTACTGCCATCGACCAAGACAAGCTGGCCATTATTTGTGCCGGTATCATTCATGATCACGGGACCCGCTGACGTTTGAAGAGTGCCAAGCGAAGTCGCAACCCAAGACGAGCTTACGGAATAAAGCTGATTTCCACTGACAACAAAAAGCTGGCCCGTTGAAGAAACATAATTCCCGCGAATGGGACCTGTGCCAATATTTACAAGCAAACTTAATCCTGGAGTCGAGACCAAGGCTGCGACCTCGCGCTCTTTGCCAGTGCCAAGTTCATCGAGCTCCGGATACAAGTTAATACAGCGCTGGCAGTCGACATTGACCGAGCGCTGCGTGTAACTTGGACCGATGAAGCCAGTAAACCTCATTCAACTTCCCCCGTGAGCCAGTTAAAGCCGACAGGTTGTGGAATGACTGCCTCATCACAGTGCAGATACATGGGACGAAAATTAAGACGTTTAAGGTTAGCTTTAGCTTCAAGAAAGGCAGCTGCCAAATTTTCAGGGATTTGTTTTCCGTACTCGGGCGCAAGCTCACAAGCAATGCCTAAGCGCATGAAACGGATGAACCCAGGAGGAACGGTAATGGTGTCGTTAATCGTTACAAATTCTATCAGCGGCTTCGTTGAATAAAGAGTTAAAGAATTAGCCAGAGTCGGAACTGGCCAAACGGAAACGTTCATAAGTGGATAAGCATAATCGGGGTAGATTTTGAGGCCGATATTGCTGCCCGTGCTTTTAATCGTGATCATCGACCATTCTTCAGCAGTCAAAATTTGAACCGGTAGATCGTACTCAGGTACGCCGCCTTGAGTGACTGATAGGACTGCGGTATTAATCTTTAAGGGCGCGATAGTGTTAAAATTGCCGCCTGGTCCGAGCGTGTAAGTCTGTTGATTCACCGTTAACGGGAAAGACTCGATGACCTGATTTGGAAGAATGAGTCTTTCGTTACTGCACGAATCTAAAAATCCATTGGCGGCATTCATATTGTCGGTGAGCTCCTGAGCAGTCGGAGTTTCGCCGGTGGCAATAGCGCCGATGAGTCGCATGGCGCCTGTTAAAAGTGTGCTCACGTTCGTCGACATATAAACCCATCAATAAGATGCGAAGCTTCAGTGCTTCTATTTTTTAGACTTCAGGGCAGCAGCGGCTTTCGAAGCAAGGCTCGCAGGCTTTTGCGCTGACTCAAGGGAATCAAATTCGACCTGGGCTTGCTCATCGGATTTCGGCTCAGACTTGGACTCGGGCTTTGATTCCGATTTCTCTTCAGGCTTTGATTCGGGCTTTGATTCAAGTTTCGGCTCAGACTTTTTCTCTAGCCGAGCCTCGAGTTCTTTGATTTTTTCTTGCAGTGCTGATAATTCAGAAGCGTGCGAGCGCGGGAGCTCCGGTGCTTCTTGTTGCGGTGCCGGCGAATCAACCCATTCAGAACCAAGGCTTGCTTCTTCTTGCGGAGTTTTAGCAATTCTTGGAGCAAAATCTCTGTGATGTTTTATTTTCGGATAATCAGGCTTATCAACGTGCGCGGCGGCATCGACCCAATCAGGGCCAAGGGCGTCCTCATCGGATTTACTGCGAACACGTTTTGGCAAATACTGACTGTGATATTTCATTTTTGGATGCGAGCTCATAAATCCCCTTTTCGTTAAAAAGGCAGGGCCAATTAAAGCCCCGCCTTTTTTTCAAGATCCGTTGTAAAATTACGCGCCGGCCATGAGTCCTAAAGAAGTCAGCGCTGCACGCTGAGCATTTCCAAGATTGGCAAGCGAGCTGATCACTGGAGAAGCGGTTTGATAAACGCAGTTTCCGGCGCCAGGACTTGGCGTCTGGAAGTTTCCGATGATGTAAGTTTCAGACGGAGGCGTGATCGCCGCACCGCTGGTATTAATGTAATTGATAGCCAAAGTATTGGCCGCACTTACACGCACACCAGAAATTCCAAGACCTGAAGTCCATGAGGGTTTGTTCACCCACACTGGAGATCCAGCGACAAGACCTGTCACTGTAAAGGTTTGCTCAGCCGTGGTTGCTGATGCAACCGAAGAAGGAGCCAGCGTTTGGCTGTATAAAACCAAAGGTGCTGCCGGATTCATACGAAAAGTATGAACGCCATAAACTTCTGAAGCCGTCGGAGTTGCACCAGAGCCAATACCAGTAAAATACAGTGTCAATGTATTTGCGGTCGGAATTCCATAACTCAGAAGTGCTGCATTGGTTGCCGCTGCTTGTGGAGTTGGCTTAAATAAGCCCGCAACTAAATCTGTCGCCAAAATGCCAGTTAGCGTTGTGCTTCCACCACTTACGATAAGGCCAGCGCCAATTGCGCCAACCGTTCCAACGTTAAAGCCGTAACAAATCTCGTTATCAACGGCATCAAGCCCGGGGAGGCAAATAACGTTGTATGTTTGCGAAACAGTGGGCGTAATGGGCGATGAAGTCACATTGCAAAACGTGATTCCAAGTAAGTTATTTGAAACCACTCGGCAGCCAACAATATCAAGACCGGCTTGAGCAGTCGGTTTATTGACTTGCACCAAAAAACCAACTGGAAGGCCAGTCACGTTAAAATACTGCTCAGCCGTGCTATTGGCTGGGACTGCTGCCGGAGACAAAACCGGCGAAAGCGAAGGCATACCGCGAATTGCAACAACGCTATATGCTTCTGAAGCCGTGGGAGTAATGCTACCGCCAGCTGCAGGAACGTTGATGTAGGTAATACCAAGCGTATTGGTTGAAGAAACCCGAACGTTTCCAACGCCAAGACCGGCTTGCGAGGTCGGTTTATTGACAAAAACCAGATCGCCGGCGGTGAGCTGCATTTGCATTCCACTTCCGGACTGGATCGTCAAAGTCTGCTCAGCTGTTGTCCCTTGCGCGACGGATGAGGGCGACTGCGTTGAGCTATAAGTTGCCACAATCCCGCAAGCTAGACCGCGAGTGACGGCGGCTTGGGCATTACCCAAAGGTTGCGTCGTTGGCGTTGCTCCAAAAAATCCCACGGGATCGGTTGAGGATTGTCCAAGTTGATTGCCGCCCGAGGTCGCGCGGTTATCAACTTGGTTATTGTAACTTTCAATATTGGGTGCTCCCATTTAAAAAATCTCCTGTTAAAGTTTTAAAAACTGTTTCTTTTTTAGAGCCCTGCGCCCGAATCCGAGCGCACGACTTTTTCAAGTTTTGGTTAACCCTGAATTCGACAAGCAAGTTCGGGATACGGAGCACACCAGCCGAAAAGGATGTCTAAGCGACAAGGCATGACGTCATTGTTGATGTCATAGGCTCGAACAATCCTGACTGATAAACCACTATCGGGATCTGAAGCTCGAGCCGCGCGGTCAACACCGCCGGGGAGCATAAGATCTGCGCAGCCAAGAACAAATGCATCCTGGTGATAAGCCAAGTTCATCGGTGAAACAGTTCCACCTGTTCCTAAGACTGTGATTGCGGCACTTGCAGCAGGCGCCGCACTACAGGTTTGATAAGGACCTGAAGTGATGATCGAGGGCGCAATTTGAATCGTTGCCGTTCCAGAGCTTGAGGAGCTTGTTGCAGCAGTGACAACAAATTGCTGGAGTGATCCCAATTGTTGAAAGTTTTGACGGTTCACTGCATAAACGCCTGTGATCGTAAAAACGTCGCCGACATTTAATAGCGAAGTCACACTTGCGGTCCAGCCCATGGTATTGATCGAGCTTCCGGTTTGTCCTGCAACCGCTGTCATGGTGGGAGTGCCACCTTGCGTGCCAACAGTGTAAGAACCAATATTTTGATCCATTTTCCAGATCATGCCGGCAGCCGCACCCATGCGACCTTTTTCGTATTGGCTTGAGATCATTTCTTGTGGATTAAAGAAATTTGTTAAACCGTTAACAATTGAAGTTTGTGCAGCTGGATTGATTGCGACATATCTTTTGCCATCCATCGGAGCTGAGTTTTCGTCGAGCTTTTGGAAAGCTTGCAAATACGTTTGCAAAGTCGTGGGCGCAGATCCTGGAGTTCCAACCGTATTCCAAACTCCACTTGCAAGTTGCAAACCTGTGTAGTCAATTTGGTTGGCAAGACTTGCAACAGCGGGCGCAATGTAGCGCTCGTTGAATTGGTCAATGCTCAAGGTTAAATCTTTAGAAGAAAACTGAAAACCCACGTGCTTTTGGTTACTTAAAGTCAGCGGGATGTATTGGTCAGCAACGTCTTGAACGACTAAGGCCGGACCATTACTAACCACAAAGCGAACGGGTTTTCTGATATTAATGACCGAGCCGATTTTGGCGCCGGTATTTGCAAACTGGTCGTCATATTGACGATTAATACTCTTGGTAAAGCCCAAGTTATTTTTTAAGATTCTCAATGCTTCCTTGGTAATCATCGAGATCGTTAAAAGACTGTTGCCCATTTTTTAAATCCTTCTTTAAGCCCTCTTTAAGCGCGAGCGGCTTTGATTTGCTCCTCCCGCAACTGCTCGTATTCGCGCTGAGATAAATTCGGATCATCCAGCGATTTCTTACTGGGTGTGCCGGTCGCGCGAACGGGCTTTACGGGCTTTGGAGCTTTGGTTGTTGTGATTGTTTCAACCGAAGGATTTTGGGCTTTGATAAATCTGGATTCGAACTTGCCAAGTTCGCAGGCTGCATCGATTGCCGGAAGTTTACAAATTTTTTCGTATTCTTCGGGATGCTTAGCCAATTGATACATGAACTCGGCACTTTGCTCGGACTTTAGAATCACCTGCTGGACAACTAAGGACATCGGGATGTGATTGACGTCTTCTAAGGTCTCATTGAAGTCTGCATGAGCCTTTGAAAACTCCTTGACCCGTTCAACGTGCGCTTCGACCTGCTTTTGATGCTCAGTTTTGACTTGAACTTCTTTGGCCTGGGTGTCGCGCTCTTTAAACTTTTGATCAAGCTTCCAATCAGTTAGCGCCTCGACATATTTCTCGTGGGTGTCGAAATTGTCAGGACTCGGGCGTCCCTCATTACTCACTAGCTTTTCATCAGGCTGTGCAGGCTGATCTGGTTTAGCTTGGGCTGATTTTAAAGCTTGTGCCTTCCAGTACTCTTTTTCCTGCTCGGCCTGAGTTCTAAGCTTTGTGAGCTTATTGATTTTCTTTTGATAGCCGCCCGCTTTTTTCCCGGGTTTTTTGCCGGCATCGTCATCGGTGGATTCTTCAGATTCGTCTTGCTCTTCAGTCTCTTCGGTCGTTTCAGTGTTTTCAGTTTCACTTGCTTCCAAAGCTTCCGAGGCTTCAGGGGTCGTTTCGTCGGCTGATTTTTCAGCTGACGCGGATGTAGTTTCAACGACTGGTTTACCTTGAGCCAAATCGCCCATTGCGGCGGTCACAGCTTCTTGGGAATCCGTTGTTGAAGCGATGTCGACAGGCATGGTGTTACTCCATGGGTTTTGCCGGGTGATAACTCGCCCGTAAGTTTTGCGGCGATTGAAGGGGTCCAAACGCCTCGCACTAGATGATTCGGTTAAAACGCGTGGGCCTTAACGGCTGATGACGCCTTTAGAAAATCTTTAGTTTTACTTTAGTTTTAGGGTGCGCAATGATTGGGTTCATGGATGCCAACATGAAAACTCAAAGTCTTGATTCCATTCTTGAAAGTCTTGATCCCTCAGCCTCGTTTAATAAAGACGAAGAGCAAGTCAAAGCCGTCACGTTTTGGATCGGGCTTACCTACAAAGACAAATGGGACCGGGTTCAACGAAAAACCAAGTTCGCTTTTGGAAAAAAAATGCAGGAGATTTTAAAGACTGCACTCGATCGAGTGGATACCGAGGAGCTTGAGGCCTAAGCCGCAGCCTTCTTGGCCAAGGCGCCGGCCGGACGCTTACTGATTTTCTCAAACCAAATTGCAGCGTCAAAGACCACGTGCTCATTGAATGATTTGAAATTCCCAAGATGACCGATAAACAAATGGCAGTTCACGCCGTCTTTTTTGTTTTCGCAAAGCCAAATGACGTTTGACTCGTCTTCTTCGCGCTCGGGAGCTAGGTGAAATGGAATAATATGATGAAGCTCGATCTTGCCGGTCGAAATCCCGCAACAACTGCAAACCTTGGGATGCATCTTGGCAAATTCTTTTTTGAATTTTCCCCAGGTCGGCGAGCGCTTAGTACCTTTCGGGACCTTGTCTTGTTGTCGCGAATGAATCATATCCCCTCCATGGAATTTGATAACTACTGCTGAGTCTCTTTCTCTGGCACAGGCGCGGGCACCGGCAAAATTGCTTCGCCCTCGGTTTCCGTAAAATCAATGAACTGAATTTTATCGTGAATGAGTAACATTTGCGTTTTGCCATTGGCACTTGAGATCAGCGTTTGGCCCGGAGATTTGAACTGAATAGCCTTAAGGCGCTCGAATTCTTCCCGGTTATCGGTCGTAAAGCTCACTTCTCGGTTGTCGCGCAAAATAAATTTCACTTGAAACATTACCTTCTCCTATTCCATGCCTGCGTATTTAAGTTCTTTATCGAATGCAAACTCGTCGATTTCTTCGCCTTTTTGTATTCTTGCCCGGTATTTTAGAAATATCTTTTTTTGCTTTGGATTTAGCGTTGCCAGAAATTCGATTTCTTCGGGCGAGAGGTTGAATTTGTTTTTGGGCTCGCGCGGGGTTTTTGGTTCAAAATTGCCGGCGCGAATCTTTTTCGCTGGAATTATTGGACGATCTCGACCGGCTCTTTTTTTGCCGGTCATAAATTAACCCCAACAAAGAAGAGCGCCAAGCCAAGTGCTATAAGCACAAGTATTAGATATTCACTCATGACTTGACCTCACAAAATGTCAGCAAAAACAAAATTAGAATTGTTAAAATGAACGAGAGATAAAGCATTTCAAACTGCACGCGCTCTTGCGTAAGGCGAGAAATCCAGCTGGTCATTTTTTACCGCCACGCATTCGAATGACTTGCAACTCGTCTTTGATCGATCGAAGAATATCGATCACTTCATTCAGGTAACCTGGCGTGAATGAATTCGGATTTTGCTGTATGTAACCGATCTGCTGACTGGGAATGTTTTGTTGATATTGATTTCGACACTGGTGGTTATGGTACATCCCAAAATCAGAAAAATACTGCATGCAATCGGGACAGTGCCATTGCCCGTTCATACGCCCCTCCATTGCTTTTTCCCGCAGCGAGCGCACTGCCGATATTCCAAATCGACATGCCTTGTTGGCATCCACTTGCTCCACTTGTGGGCGATCCAGCATTTCCACATGGGATTAGCCGTTCTTGCGCTCTTCTTGCAATTCGGCAGTGCCGTTTCGCTTTATTTGTTCATCACGTATGGCTTTACCGATCCACATGTAACATTCTTCAAGTTTTGTAAATGCGAGCGATTGCGCGCGGCCAACGCCAAGATTGTTGATCACTTGTTTGAGATTCTGGCATAAAGTCTTTGCCGCTGCTTGTTGTGATTCGGCTTGCTCGTGGTATCTCACATAATCAAATCTGCCCATAATTTCCCTCCTTGGAAATTTAAGTCACAAAGGCGCCGGGGGTTCAACCGAAAAGCTTAACCACACTTTTCGAGCAATTGTCCGACGCCTCTAAGATCAATTTTTACGCTTAACTGTCGTTTTGCGTTTGCATTTGCCTTTGGGCGAAGCTTTTACGCCGCCTTTGCCTTTGGTTTTTACTGCTTTTGCCATTGTGTGCCTCCTTTCGTGTTTCAAAACTTTCAAAGCTCATCCATGAGCCTGCCCCGAGCATCTTGCTTTAAGCGCCGCCACCGGCGTTGGGATTTTGTGGTGCTGTCATTTGCCCGGGCTGCGAAGACCCACCCGCGCCGCCTTGTGGTTGCGTGGATTGCAGCGGCGTGGTGGGATTATTCAGATTGTTTTGCATTTGCGTCGCCTGATCCATGAGGGTTTGAATCCGATTAACCTCATGCTCAAGAAGTGTCGCAGACGATTTTTGACCCATGCGCGCAAGCTCAATTTCAATCTTAGCCTGAATATCGGCAAATGCGATCCGCTCTTTGGAGCTAAGTTCAAGTTTTTTGTTTTCAATCACGTCCATGGCAGCATGAAGTTGTTGCGATAGCTGCTGGATCATTTGTGACTGCTGATCCATGGCTTGCTTGACTTGTGGAGGCAGCGGCTGCTTATTTTCTTCATCGTTTGAGGCCATACCTGGCGGCAGTAACTTTTCTAAACGATCCGCGATCTCTTCATGTCCCGGCCAATCCATATTGCGAACCATAAGATCAGCTGTAGCCTGCGCTGAGGCAGGATAAGCTTTAATCAAATCGAGCATGGATTCAACGGCTTCTTGGCGTTTAGTCGTATGACTTGGACCGCTCGTGACTGCGACATCGTAAAGACCGACGCCTAAATTAAACATTTGCATCTTGCCGTCTTTTTGCAGGATTTTATTTATGGTAACTATTCGCTGAGAACCTTCGGCATCAATGCAGCGAACAGCGCGGTCAGTATCATAGACCCTAGGAATCATGTCTAAAATAATGCGTCCCGCCTGGCGCTTGGATTTCATAAGATTATCGCCGTAGTGAAAAATATTGGTCTGCGACTGTGCGACTCGTCTTTGTATCGCGCGCCCACTGATTTCTTGGCTCTCATTTCCGACAGTTGCTTTGTAAATCCCGGTCGTGGCTTCGATGTCATTTGCAGCAGCCCCTCGAGCTGCGGTGATTGCCTGAATCGGAGGCTCCCAAGCGTTACGGGTTGGCGGCCCTACAGGAACGCCGGCGATGGTTGTCGGTTTATAAAATAGGGCTGCATGATTTCGCCGGTTAGCTTCTTTCCACTGCGCTTCATAGCCTTCTTGCTGACCTTCGGCCAAAATAAAGGGTGCCTTTGGCGCAAGAGCGATGGTCTCGGCCTCGTAGGAGGCAAAGAAGTTATACATTCGCTGGGAATCTTTTGCATGGCGAACAATCCCTTCGATAACTTTTTTGCCGTCAAGATTAAACACATCACCATAAACTGGAATAATTGGAATCCAGCGACATGGAACTTCGGTGCGGTCTAAAATTTCTAGCGCATTGATTTTGTACCACATGACCTTCCAGATGAGAGTTTTTCGCTCGTTTAAAATCGTAATTCCCTCAGGCAAGGGATCAGGAACTTGCGATTTTTTAATCACGTCTTTATTGCTAAGTAAAACAATGGTCTCTTCTGAATATTCTTTGCAATAATACTCAGCAACGCGCAGAGAATTTTGTTGTGCCCACTCTTTACGTGAATCACCCACAGAGCTCCAATCCTCCATGCTCGTCATTTGCGAATCAGGGTATTGGAGTTTGTAGTCATCTTTGGTCATATCTTCGGTGATAAAACCAAATTCCATGTCGCTGCCATCAAGCTCGGTCGAATTCGGATCGATGTAAACGGCAAGCTCATTTTCGATTCGCTTGTAGAAAATTTCCTGATCAAAGCTCATCGGCGTTTGATAATCAGTCACGATTCTAAAAAACCCGCGACCTGTCGTCGTGGCTGACTCAAAGGCTGTATCGGTTGCGGTATCGGCATCGGAATTATATTCAATGTGGCGAATGATGCCTTCTAAAACTTCAGCGGTTTCAACGTCACCTTTTTGGTCCATCGGTGAGACGTCGATACTCTGGCGGTTTTGGCGCTGATCATTCGTGATTTGGCGCACATACTGCGGCAAACGATTGATCACTAAACAAGGTCTGCGGTCTAAATGACGATCGCGCTTAATATCATCGGCCCACTGCTCACCGGCGCGAAAGCGTTTGTCATCTAAGGCAAGTTTTCTGATGTCGTTTTCGGCTTCTGCCACAAGCTTAAATCGCTCGTGAGCCATGCGAAGGATTTCTTCATCCTCGGGGGACATTTTTTTTGCGCTGATTTTACTGTCTTCGGATTCGTCTGCATCCTGCATTGCCTAAGATTCTGGCTTTAAAAAAACTTTAGGCTAACTAAAGATAAACTTTAGTTTTTAAGGCTGGGGATTTAGCCCATCCAACCTGTGCCCATGTCTTCGGTGGAGTATTCTTCATGCTCAGGCTTTTTCTCAACGGGCTTGGTCTTCATGCGTGCGATTCCGGACATCACAAAATATCTCATCTCATCCATGGCATGATCGTTTTGTTTCACGATACGACCCTTTTCATCGCGGCGATAAAGCCTAAATTCCGAGCGCCATTGATTACAGCTGGCAAAGACTTTGAGCCGCCCACTTGAGAGACGCTGCCAGACTTCATAGATGCCCGCTTCAACCGCATTTGAAGCAACCTCTAAATCAAGGCCAAGGTCTTTATACATTTGAAGCAACTGCTCGCCGTCGTGCTGGGATCTTCCGCGCGCCGCCGGATCACATACACCCGCAAGCCAGCTCCCACGCGCTTTAATCGCCTGCGTATGCACCGAAGGCTCGGCTTGGCCACGATAATGCTCGCTGTAACGATATAAGACGTCTGTCTCGCGATTAAGAGCGTAAAACCCGGCAGCGGTCTTATTCCAGCCAACATCTAGAGCATATCCGCGTGGCCAGTGAACCGGGATCTCAAAATCAGGGACAATGATGTCAGATTCAGGAACGGGATAAATGGCTCCTGCTCCAAGTTGTGGCACGCCTTTAGAACGAGCATCGCGCTGAAAGGGCGGGATTGAATCCCAGAGTTCTTTTTTGGCTTTCTCAGTTAAATGTGGCACATCGTCCCAAGTTGCCATCACGACAAATTTGGAGCCGTCGGCTTGCTCAAGGAGCTCACCGCCCGGAAGAAAAGCCAAGACCGTCTCACTCATTCCCATAAGCGGCGTGAATGTGAGCATGAGCATTCCGTTATTGGTCATGGTTCGAAGAATGCATTCGGTGTAAACATCGAGAGGCGGCTCTTCATCGAGCCAAATGACGTCTTGCTCAGAGCCTTGAAATGAAATCCTTCCTTGATCGTATGACTTTAAGACAATCGTACTTGTGCCTCCAGAGACATGCTTGACCTGAATAATTTCAATTGCGTCTGAAACCCCAGGCTTAGCGAGAGTCTTGATTATGCAATCGTTTGGAATAAGTCCGGTCCCGCGCGCATGTGAGGGCCCAAGGAGTTTTTCCTGCAAAATATCGCGCGTGGTTTTGCCGGTATCGCCGGCAGCCCAGGCTTTGATTGCACGGTTAAAGCGTTTTCCTTGCCACCAGGGCGGATAAAGTCCAGTTAAGTGAAGAGCCATTTCAAAGCCGCCGACGCCCTCGGTTTTTCCCACACGATTGGCGGCGAGCATGAGGCGCTCGCGGTATTTGGTTCCAGCTTCAAAAAAGGATAAATGCTTCGGGTAAAGCTCACGACGAAGTGGGCCCGTATCAGGATAATACGAAAAAAGCCTTCGCGAATTTTGTCGGCGCTCTTTTTCTTCAAGGATGGCAATGAGCTCAAGCTTTTCCTTTTTGTCCATTTTCGCTTCCGGCTAATTTTTCAAGCAGTTGGTTTAGCTTTTGGTCGAGCTCTTCATCCGATTTTGTGGCTAGCGGGTTGATCTTTAATTCGTAGTTTTCGCGCCATTTTTGCGGCTGGCGGTTTTTAAGCCAAAAGATCGCGGCGGTCGTATCGGGAGGATACCGCTTGATGGTGTCATGGGTGACGATCTGGCCCTCATTGCAAAAGACCTTTTCTTCGGGATGTGAATATCCAACGGCTCGACTAAAGAGAGAGGCTTCGACTAGGTCGTCGGCGATTTGCTTGGATTCTTTTAAGGCCTGAAGGAATGTCGGGAAGGCGCGCTTCCAGTTGTTGATCGTGCGATCTGAGACGCCAATAATCTCCGCGATTTGCTTATCGGTTTTACCTTTGCGATAGAGCTCGAGCATTTTTTCTTTGAGTGCTTGGTTGAATCTTGATTTGCCAGCCATGATCTTGTTTTCGGCTGAAATCTTTCACTACTCGCCTAAAGAAAAACTTTAGTTAAACTTTAGTTGTCTAATAATTGGACCCACGCCGATAAAGCTTCAAAATCTAAGGCGTGAGGGTTGATTGAGTGACGATGAATTCAAAAGTCCCTATGAAATTGACAAGAAAACCAGAATCTCCCTGGAAGTCGTCATTGCTCTTACCGCTTCCGTCATCGGGGGAACATGGTCAATCGCCTCCAGCACGACCAACTCGCAAGCCGAAATGGCCGCCCTTCATCGCCTGGAAAACAAGGTCGACGAGCTCGTCAAAGCCAACAACATCCATACCGAAAACACGATTAAAATTGTTAAGGATATTGAAAGTTTACAGAGGGACGTTCGGCGCATAAAAAAACAAAAAGCGCCCAAATGGGATGAGGAATAAAAATGTTTTCAAAGCTGATTGATTTTTTATCGCGAAAGTTTTTGGCTTCGGAATCCGGCAAGGTTTATATTTTCTGCTTGGTTTTTTTCTATAAATCCGCAAATGCCAGTGAAGCGGTCGTCATGGCTGCAATCGGTGGAATTGTCACGCTGAGCACGGCTTATCTCCATTTCAATGTTCAAGACAATAAAAAGGACGCCGACACGCCGGCGGTGCCAAAGCCATGAATCTCATTCTCGTGCGCACTGATTATCGCCCGGATGGAATCTTTGGCGAACTTTTCGCACCGATGGGACCAATCGCAGTTACGCTTGAGCATGCTTATTTGGACGTGAACGACGGCTATGTCCCAAAAGTTTCCAACGGGACCTATAATTGTGTTCGCGGCCTTCATCGCCTCGAGGGAATGAAGGCGCAATTTGAAACTTTCGAAATTGAAAATGTTCCGGGACACACCGATATTTTATTTCACTCTGGTAACGCAAACGAAGACAGCGCCGGTTGCATTTTGGTCGGTGGCAAAATTGTAAAGCTGCCGGCAAAAGTGCCGAGCTCGCGCTGGCTAATTATCAATTCGAGAAGCACGTTTGCAAACCTTATGAGACTTCAGCAGGGCTGTGATAGCTTCTCGTTAACCATCAGCAAAGGAATTCAAAATGCAATGGAGTGAAGTTTTGATTTTATTAATTATTGGGTTAGTGGCTTTAACCTGGCATTTCTGGGGTTTATTAAATGAGGAGAAAAGTAAAGATGAAACACGACACATGGATGAGATTAAGCAGGAAGTTAAAACAGAGGTTGAGAATTCTTCTTTGGCTGATCTGGTCGCTCGGTCCAACGAGCGCTATGGCGGCGATCCCGGGACTAGCGGCCGCGACGATGGAAAAGCTCGATCAAGTGGATCTGGTGGAGCAAGTACCGCCGCAAAAGGAAGTGATTCTAAATCAGAATGAGCCTGCTCCCTACGAGGGGGTTGAGATTCCAGAGAATATTTATCGCAGTATCCATGTCGATGCGTTTTCAAAAGACGATTTTCAAAAGGAACTTCAAAAATGCGGAGCCGAGCGCGCCGATCTTTTGAAAAAAGATGAAAACAATCCTCGTTGGTTTTATTTTATCAGCGGCACAGGAATTGGCCTTTTGGCAGCAATCTTATTGATCCACACTCATTGATTCTTGCTCTTCGGCTTCGCAGACTCCAAGATCGATGGCCACAATTTTGATGAGTTTGATTTTGCCTTCGACTTGCACTGAAACGATGGCTTCAGATAATGGACCTTCGTTTTTGATGAGCATGAGAGGCCTGTCATCGCGCCAGGGGGACTCGATTTCCAATTGATTTTTCAATGATTGAAGTAGTCCGCGAGCGTTCATGGACACCTCTTCGGCTTAAATATAGCAGGGCTTATCATTTTTTTTGCGATTTCCCTTTAGAACTAGACTAAACTGCCGATCAGAGGTCACAACCCGGAGACCCCTGCGGGGCCCTGAGCCGGAACGCCTACTCCTAACCAGGGCCCTGCTCTTTGACTATTCTCTTTTTCAACACAACTTCTTTTTCCGCAAATTCAAGGCCGAAATCCTTCGGGCTCCAGCCATGGAATTGAACAAAAGCTGATTCTAGTTGGCGATACATTCTAAGAAGCAGACTGTGGTTATCGAAAAGGCTCATAAGGTCTCTGCTGTCAAGTTCGATCCCAGCGCGGAGTTTTTTATCGAGCTCTTCGTGTTTTTTTGCGATCTCATCGACCGAAAGGTAAACCATCAGCATATTCTAGGGCGATTCCGGCTTGTCTCCAACACTGGACGGGACTTCGACTGGCTCGTTACCATCGCGTTGTTCAATGATTGCCTTTAATGCCTCAAGGTCGTTGCGCTCAATTACTCTGTGAAGCCATCTTAGGGATTGTTGAATATAAGCTTCTCCGACCCCGATTTTGAATTCCTGCCCAGGAATATTTGTCGCCCAGAGAGTGTCGTCATAGGTTTGCGCGGCGACGGCTCTTGCTATATTGATCCAATGTTTCCTGTATTCTTTATGATACCATTCATCAAATTTCGCTTGCGCCAATTTTGCCATAAGTGCAGTTGTTGCCTGCATCGTTGATGGAAACGAACGATCAGTTTCAAAATCCTTAGCTTCGAATTTCAATTTTCCAGATTCATTAATTGGTCCCCCGGTGCGAGTATTTTGATTCATTCCTTACCCCATTTCTTTGTAAACTCCGCGGCCTTTTCACTGAAAGCCGGAAAGTGTGCACGGTCAAGTTCGGTTGCGAGGGTGCGTGCATCGGTAAGGAGTTCGTCGAAGTTTTGCTGTAAAATAGAAAACTGCATTTCATCGCGAGGGCATTTCTTACTGATATGAATATTTGCAGATTCATATTTTGGCTTATATTGGTTTTGCTCTTGCGGTTTAAGCTGCCGGGCCGTCGGCATGTTTCTGATCAGCAGGGCAATCTCAGCTCTCAACACCGCCTCGCGAGCACGGGATTGTTCAAATTGCCAGCGGGCTCCATTCGTAAACTCACTTTCATCTTCAACGCCAATACCTAAATGATCGATAATATATTTGCGCAAAATCTGCTCATCAAACTCCGGCGCCATCTCACAAAGTGCGGCGAAACAAGCGTCGAAACCCCGACGAAAGCTTTCATTACTTTTTGAACCGATGTCGTGCTTGTGTTCCATAGCAAGCTCGTCCCGCAATTTCGCGAGGTCGGTTGGGAGGGGTTTCATTTGTAGCTCCTGACCCAAACAGTTTGTCTGCATGTCGCGCGCGCCGAACCGAGGCAAAAATTATTTTAATCAACAACTCTCCGAATCGTTCGAGTAAGCCAATCCGTTTCTTTCACGATGCCAGTCATGTATTTTTTCCCGGCATCAAACTTTGCAGTGCTATGATAATCTTTATCCGCTTCGCGACCGATGAAATTAAGTATTCGGCCATGCTGCAAAGTCGCTTCTTTTTTAGTTTCAAAAAAAGAAAGTCCTGCAAATTTCTCATCTTTGATTTTAAAAAGATCGACGGATTTTAAATCGGTGAATGCATGGTGATGTCCGCTGAGCTCTCCGAGAGCCAATTGGCCATTTTTTGTTAATTCATCTTGAATGCGTTCGCCATTTGGGAACTCATCAATTTCAAATAAAACAACATCGCCCTGGTGCCCGATACAAGTTACGTTTTTCATTTTTTCTCCTATGAATGGTGTGTTTGGGTTTCAAATGCTTTTGTCAGAAGTCCATTGCTAGCTTTAATCTTTCGCCAATTGTGGGCTTCCTTGCAAGTCTTGATGCTTGGATCAATAAATTCATATTTATCCGCATCACCGACGCCTTCCAGAAATTCTCGTCCAGTCGAGGGGCACTTCAAATATAGATATGGACCGACAATCTGATTTTCAACGGTCAAATGATAAAGCCTGCATCCGTCGTCCTCATCAAGTAGCTTGGCGCCGAGCTCTTTTAAAAATTTCGAAAGTCCAACGTGCCTCATAAGAACCATGCGCTGATCGGTGTTTGAGAGTTCTAAAATTTTCTTAGGATCAATCTGATCAATTGGCGTCTCAATTGCCCAATCAGGAACTGCAATACCAGAAAGTGCGTAGATAGAAAAACCGTCGCCATATTCAATTGCCGGCCCTGTCGTGTTATTGAGATTTCCGGCCTCATCTAAAACAAGGCTGATCGGAATTTCGCTGAGGATGCAGACGTTTTCATATGGCCACCACCATCCGCAATGCTGAGCAAGTTTCATTAATGGCTCTAACTCTTTGATTTCATCTTTTAGGCCGACCTCATTTAAAAAGAAATCATAAAACCCCAGCCAATTTGAATCATGCTGGCCAAATCCAGCAGCATTAATTGGCTCTTGTTTTATTTTTTCATCACCCATATCGAATGCAATTTGGACCGCTTCGTCGGGAGATTTTGCCCAGATAATTTGAGGTGCCTTGAGTTGACTTTGTAAATAAATTTCGCGCACAGCTTCTTCCGCTGTTTTGCGGTCAAAGGCAGTTGTGGCGCCAAATCTCAAACCAATTTTTAGCCATTTATCAAAATATGATTCAAGCTTTCCTTCTTGTTCTTCTGATAAGTTTTCAATTTTCGCGCTCATAATTTTTCTCCTTATGTTTTTATTGTAAATTTAAAACGCGGGCCCCAACGCGGTCCCCAACGCGGTCCCCAACGCGGGCCCGAACGCGGTCCCCAACGCGGGCCCGAACGCGGTCCCCAACGCGGTCCCAAACGCGGTCCCAAACGCGGTCCCAAACGCGGTCCCAAACGCGGTCCCAAACGCGGTCCCCAACGCGGGCCCGAACGCGGTCCCCAACGCGGTCCCAAACGCGGTCCCCAACGCGGTCCCCAACGCGGTCCCCAACGCGG